CTAAAATTCGAACGTCGAGGTGATACAGTTCAAGGATGTCTTTGAGGTCTTCTTCTGTCTGGTACGGAATGATTTCGTCTACGTAACTGACAGCCTTGAGTTGTGTGTATCGCTCGACTAGGGTTTGAACGGGCGAGTTCTTTTCAGAACGATCCAGTGAAGGATCGACCTGAAGCCCGCAGATAAGATAGTCGCAATGCTGTTTAGCATCACGAAGCATTTGAACATGACCCGCGTGTAACAGGTCAAAAGTTGAACAGGTGAAACCGATCTTCATAATTTGATTACCGCCACTCCACATTGTTTCAAAAACTCTTTACCGCATCCTTTCGCGGCTTCATACTCTACATCATAATAGAGATGGGATATGCCACTTTGATAGATCAGTTTGGCACACTCGATACATGGCAGGTGTGTGCAGAACATTGTTGCGCCTTCGCACGACTCAGCACTTCTTGCCATCTTTGCAATGGCATTTGATTCTGCGTGTAACACTTCGGGCTTCGTTTTATATGCTCCATAAATCTCACGATCACCTTCGTGAACTTCGAAGTTAATACCGTCTAAAGGTTCCCATTCTTCGCACTCGTTATTCCATCCGGCGGGCATGCCGTTGTATCCAATAGAAACGATACGATTGTCCTTCACGATGATCGCGCCGACTTTTGCTCGACGGGCTGTACTGAGTTCTGCGAATCGCTTCGCGGTGTCCATATACGCATCTAGAAATTTTTTCTTCACGAGTCATCTTCACCTTTTACGACCAGCCAAGTCACGATAACAAGGCTAGCGAATAATACAGTTACTAACAACATCACTTAAACGCCATAACAAAAAGAATGAGTAGCAGTAGAACATTAGTGAAGAACAGTTCCACCGCCAGTAACGTGTGATACCACACCCAACGTGCTTGATAGACTTTTTCTACTTCACCCTCTTGAGGCAGATTTTCAACAATCGCTTTGTCAATAGGATTTTCTTCGATAGGTCTCTCAAACACTTTTACAATTCGACTGAATACGCTCAATGAATTTTTCGCACCTGATAGTTAAAAGCATCTTGAGTCTGCATCGTAAATTTTTCGCCAGTAACCAAGATACCCACTAGATTGTTTTGATTGATCTTCTGAATTGATTTCATGTTGTATACCTGCCTTTTAGCAGGATCATGCCATACAATTACTTCATACTCTTCAGTGAAAAGAGTTTTGAGCCAGCTCTTAATCTTTTGCATCATCCAAGTCCTCACGCTCTTTACGGAGGCTATGATATTCTTCGCAAACGTCATCAAACGAAGCCCATAATTTTTTAAACTTGACATCATAAACCTCCTTTAGTCCCAGGTATTTATTCATAATTGAATCTGCAATATCAGGAGGCAAATGCGCAAAATTTGGACTGTCAATGAAATGCGCAGTGATCATATCGAGATCCTCCGTGACATTCCAACAGGCTAAGATTTCTTGCTCAAGATCAAAAATTTTCATAACTTGTGCCCTTGCGTACGTCGAACAATATCATCACCATCAAACTCAGCCCAGTATAACTCAAAAGCCACACCGTCTTCAATACCTACGAATTGATGCCACTTGCCCGGCTCGACTTTGTAGTATTCACCCGCACGTAGAATCGTCTGATCACAAACAGTCGGACGAGAATCATTTGGTTGAGTACCATCAGGCCAAGTACGCACCATCAGAACACCAGACTCGACATAGAAACCATTCCACTTGGTCTTATGATAGTGTTCGCTACAGCAATGGTTTGCCATAAACTCGATTCGGTGAAACTCAAACGTGCTATTGTGTTCGATGAGTTCCGTGTTACCCCATACCTTACCTGCTTTCACTACAATTCTCCTTCTACTAAAATCGCATCGTCTTTTGAGACGAAATTGATAAATCGCTTACCATAGACCTCATCTGGATCTTGTAGTGATTTATATTCTTTTTCTTCAACGGCTAGAAGCGGGACGCACTGACCAACTTTGTTGGCGTACCACTTTCGAGGATCGCTACACTTCTGGATCAAAATCTTCATTAGGCACTCCATAGTATTCAAGTACTGTCGTAAACGCACGAACATGTTCAACAAGATAGTTTACATCTTTAACCGGATCACTGTCAAAGAAAGAAAGACCTTCACCGTTACTGCGCTCTTCAATGCTTTGCTCAAATCCAGCAATAGCATTTTTCAATTCTTGAATAACGATGGCATCGACCTGTTCGTCTACCATCTCGATCACCACTTTACTCATTTCTTTTTTCCTCAGAGTCCAAGACCCATTACCATTGTCTATCCATTCAATATCGTCGCCTTCTTTCCAGCCAAGCAACTCCATCTCTTCGTCAGGAAAGATCAGATATTGACCATCTGAATCTTCTTGCACATCAAGCGTATACCTACGAGCGGTATCTGGTATTTGCATCGATAGTATCCTTTAAGAACTGCACGTCGGCACCAGCCTCTTCGCCAAACTTAGCAAAGGCTGCCATGTCTTTCGGAAAACAGTGCCCACCATAACCGAACGAGCCATCAGGACCTGGCACTTGCGTATGCGAGCGACCGATGCGAGGATCAAGACAGAGACCATCGATCACAACGTCAAAGTCTTGACCACCACAGGCTTGAAAAATCTCGTGGGCTTGATTAAAGAATGTCACTTTGGTTGCAAGAAAACAGTTCAGCAAATACTTAGCGAACGAGGCTTGCTCGGCTGTCATATAGCGAACTTGCTTCAGATTAGGCAAGACAGGTGCGAATATCTCGTGCCACCAGCGCATCGAACCACCACCATAAATCGCAAACTCTGAGTCAAGAAACTCTTGAGTTGGATTCGATCCAGTGGTGCCCTTCAGATACTCAGGGCTGAACGTAATGTCCAGATGATCAAACTCACGCAGAAATATAGGGTTTGTGGTCGACTTGATCAGATACTTGGTGTCTCGGAACTTATTGAAAACATCTCGCACGTTATCAGTAAAACACGAGCCATCATCACCCATAGGCGTAGCGACACAGACAACGACTCCATCAACAGAGTCAGTCAGATTGTCTGGATAATTTGAGCCCTTGGCAGGATCATCAAAGAACAGATCAATGTCTGGATGCTTTTCAAGTGCGGTACCTACAGCAGTACCAACGGGACCAAGACCCGCAACAACAATGCGTGGCATTCACTTCTCCATAAATTTTTCAAGATAACTGCCGCCCACATCGTCAATGTAAGTGCAGAGGTCATAGAACTTTTCTACGACCAAATAAAAAATGTCCCAGATCAAAACTGGAACAACAATCAATGATAACTTAAACGCACGTCGATAGTCAATATCCGACAGCGCGTCCGTTAATCTCTCCCCAAGTTTCGCTATCCACCCTTTCTTCATATTCTGGATACTCCTCGCACAGATCGGATAAACGTTCGCAGATTTCTAACGACTGCTTTGAATAAATCATTTTCGGAACTTTTGGACTGGTGTCAGTCAACAGTTCTGTCACTAGCTTTTTATATAGCGACTTAAATTCCTCGTAACTCATGACACGTCCTTTTCAACGATAGACCAAACACGATCAGGGTACTCGGCTTGAAGCTCCTTCAGCGTGTACTCTGCCATAAAATACGAAGTCTCAGACCAAGTGTAAACAGACTCGGTCTGACCTTCGTAAGTAATCAAAAAAATGTAGCAGTCTTCCATTACGAAATCACCTGAACACGACCATCGTAGTCGAAAGTAGTTTCGAAGGGAACGTAGCCGATGTCACCGATTCGCGAATCATCGTCCGTGTCAGCGCCAGTGATCTCGATGTGAAATCCTTCGAACATCGGAAACTTATGGAGAGGGTGAATCACAGTACCCTTCTTGATGACACGACCAACAATAAAGTGCTCGTGACGACCCTCGATAGGTTCAAAGTCAAATGCTTTGATAACGTCACCGATCTCAGCAGTGTTTTCATACTTCAACATAATTAAGCCTCCAGAACGTAAGGTTTGCCAAACTGACCAACGTTGATGTAGACATAGTGACTTCTGTGAAAGTAGTCAGTCATAATGTCATCGTTGCAGAAAAAGTCAGGACCCTCAAGAGCGGCTTTGAGTTCGCTCAAAAACGCAACAACTTTAGGACAGTTGTAGTTCTCTTCGATCCAGTAAGGGTTGACCTGAATGTAGTCTCGATCAAACTCGTTACCACCTTCAAGGGCACCAAGAACATCAAGCTTACCGCTCTTGATGTTGCAGACTAAGCCGCTGTGATGCTGAACCGCAAGAGTTCCCTTCATGCCGTACTTCTTGAGTACAGCCTTGATGCCGGGAGCTAACTTCTTCTTCATTTCTTGACTAACATACGCCATAACAAACAACCTCTCATCTCAAATTACATAGTAATTATCGCAGGAATCCAAGAGGTCGTCAACACTTTTTTAAACTTTTTTTAGACTTTTTTGTTATAAGCTTATAAATCAACGACTTAGGAGGGTGGACGAAAACTGCGTTGACCAGTTTCTTCGTCTTCTTCAGCGGCTGGTGGAGGGCAGATTTGACCACGCGCATTACCGCTTGCTACGCCAGGAACGCCGCCATTGACAGAGACATTCCAGCAAGGGAGATTGGCGCACCCACTAACCGTGAGTAGCGCCAAGACACTAAAAGTAAGTTTCAAGCATTTCCAATCGATCATGATATTCAGCCATCTTGCTCAGTTCAGTTTCAAGAGTTTCCATCATATCTGGGTGTTCTGCGACAGCCACAGAATGTTCCAGAATGAGTTCTGCATTCATTCGATGTCTGTGAATGCTTGCTTCAAAATGCGCTTTCGCGGCTTCAATAATCTGTTCTCTAAATTCTCTTACGGGTTTCATGCAACGACCTCTTCTTTATACGCGATGAGCAATCGCTGACGGATAACCTTCGTACCACTCAACGACGGTGTTTGTGCGGAAAGAGCGCCACGCATCTTTGTCGAGACACCAGACAGCAAAGTGTTCGCTGTTTGCGTCCATGTCTTGAACTGTGATGCTGGTGCCAGCAATCTCAGCGTTAAGGGTGCAAGGCATAACACGGATCTCGTCCGTATTAATCTTTTTGAAAACAACAGTAGCAACGCCTTTCTTTACTGCGTCGATAAATTGTTGTGGATTCTGCATTGGTTATCCTCCGAAGTAAGACAGAATGTTTTCAGGTGAAGTTACTTCGTAAGGGTCAGTCTCGCAGTTGTCCTCGCGACCTGGCTCTTCGAAGATTTTCATGATTACGCCATCGACAACGTGCATCGCATAACGCCACGAACGCATACCAAAACCAAGATTGTCTTTAGCGACAAGCATTCCCATTTGCTCAGTGAAATCACCAGAGCCGTCAGGAATCACTTTGACGTTGACTAATTTCTGATCTCTAGCCCACGCATTCATTACAAACGCATCGTTGACCGAAACACAGTAGATGTCATCGACGCCATAACTTTTAAACTGACCGTACAACTTCTCAAAGTTGGGCAGTTGGTACGTAGAGCAAGTCGGTGTAAAAGCACCGGGAAGAGAAAAGACAATCACAGACTTGCCCATAAACAAGTCTTCGGTAGTTACGTCTTCCCATCGATACGGATTTGCACCGGGGATTGAATTATCACGGACCCGAGTTTTGAACACAACGTCAGGCACTTTCACAGGGCTAGTCATTTGTTTCTCCTATTAAAGAATGATATCACAAAATATTTTCGAACGCAAGCGACGACGAAAAATATGGAAGTAAAAAGTAAAGTCATCAACTCCGCAGTCAAACTAAGCGGTAAGAACATTTTGAGAAGAATGTAGTTGAGAACTAAATTAATTGGTGTTGCTACGATTGTATCACTTACAGCCGTCTTAGCGGCCTTCATGTTAAATGTCATTCACTTTCCAGTATAGATGTCGTCGATATAGTCCCTAAACTGATCAACTTTATCCAGACGATTGGGCCAATAGATATAGTCCTTCTCTGGATTCTTTCTCAGATTATCCAACAATGGTTGAATAGCATTATACAACTTATCGAGCCGACTTTCAACCGCATCTTTTTCAGTCGAAGATTTCTGAACAACCTCCAACTCTTCTTCAGTTACGGCTGTAAAGCCAAAATCGAAAATGTCTTCTGTCATACCTTGAGTCCGTCTACGTTAAATTTGACATCATACTCAGGATAATCAGTGAGGTCCACTTTCACGTCACTTTCAACGTTGATTGATGGATACGAAATTGTATCTACTGTGAGTGGACCTAGACCAAGTTCTTCCTTTGAAGGCGCATGTCTCCAATCGATATCTGGAACGTTGATAGTCACCGTAGGATTCAGTCGGTCGTGTTCGTACAATGCAAGCAGTGCATAGTGCAGAATCTTCATCAGGTCTTTGCGGTGGTCGTCAGCAGAACCTTTCTTGCCATATCGACCGTTGTATTTATCAACATTACCAAGAAAGAAGCCGAGACCATGCCCTCGATCAACAATCACTTCACTCGATTGAAATCCACCGTGACCATAGTGACCGCTGTACGTAGCGTCAATGTAGTCTTTGAATTCTTGGATCAATTCGTCTTCACGAAACTTATATTCAATAGCCATCAATTCACCTTTCGTTCGGCACCGCTTTTATCGGTGACAATCATTTCTTCATCTTCATTAATAACGATAGACTTAGCATCAAAGACTGTAAGCAAAGCAGACCATACATCGATCAAGCCGTCTTTGTAACCATAATGTCTACCAGCCCAATACGAGCCAAACATCAGCCCTACTGCAATAAGAGTATGAGTGTAGGGATCCATAACGCACCTCCTAGAAGATTTTTATGTTTTTGAGTTTTTCGCCCGAAGCCGATTTGTCAAAAACGGGTATATCATCATCAACAAGGTCTTGTTGTGTCTCATCTACATCATATAGTTTCATCTTACTTCGATCCACGCCAATCACAAATCTCTTATCGACGTTAGGATCGTTGTAACGATTCTTTAACTGCTTCACCATTATCTGTCCAAGACTATTTAGCTCATCATTGGACACAAGAGCGAACATTAGGTCAGCCGTTGCAGGAAGACCGAAAGACTCAGATGTGTCTTCTAGTCCAGGATCAGAATTGCCATACCCCGACCGAGTCGTTTGTGTTGCTGACACAATGGGCACATCAAACTCTACAGCAAGCCCGCGTATTTCTTCAGCGATGGCTTTGACATAGGTGTAAGAGTTGATTGCACCGCCCATGGCTTTCATTCTAGACGATGCACATATATTCAAATAGTCAATGAATATAATCTCAGGAACAAACTTCTTCTTCAGTTTGAGTTCCATCAGCAACGCCCGGAAGTGACTGCTATGAGCCTGTCCAGTCGGGTACTCCTTGATGATCAGCTTACCGTTTGTGCTATCCGCAATTTGACGCACACGGTCAGTGAACATATTCTGTGACATGTTCTCTAACTGATCGATTGGCACATTCAGCAGATTTGCGTCAATGCGTTCAGCAATGCGCTCCTCTGCCATCTCCATCGTAATGTACAAGACATTACGACCCTGCGAAAGGGCACTAGCCGCAACGTGACACATGAACAATGACTTACCAACACCTGTGCCTGCCAAGGCGATGTTTAGCGTCTTATTTGGCAGTCCACCCTTTGTGATCCGATTGAAGTAGTCAAGATCAAAGGGGATGCGCTCTTCTTGCTCATGATAAAAGGCGTATCGTTCATCTACGTTTTCAAGGTAATCATGACCTACGTTCGTGTCAAACGATACGGCTAGTGCATTCTGTAGGATGTCAGGCAGTGCGTTCTTAGAAAGTTTCTCGTGCTTGCCGTCGATGATTGTAATCGACTCCATAATAGCACGATAGACCGCACGATCTTGACACCACTTTTCTGTTGTATCTAACAGCCACGTATCATTCTCTTCTTTCACCTCAAAGATGTTGGGAAGAATGTCCATGGCATGAGTGTACATCTGATCAGTCAACTTGTCGGACTGATCCAATTCAATCTTAAAAGATTCTAGCGTCGGCAACTTGTTATACTTGCCAACAAACTTCGTCACCTCAGTGAACAGATGTTGGTACACACCTTCGAAGTATTCTTTCTTAATGAAAGGAATGACCTTACGCATGTAAGGCTCATTTGTCAAAATGTTTCGAATGATTGTTTGTTCTAAATCAATCTTCACTGTCATCTTCAGGATTGCCTAATTGTAAACTACCAGTGTGTGCCGCTTCTTCAAGAACAGACGCAAGAACTTCTGCGGCTCTGTCTTGAAGGGCAACGTTGTCTTCTGTCAATTCAGTATCAGGTGTTGATACTAACATAAAATTAAAGTTTAAGCAATCATTTTCTCCATCAAAGGCGATGTTACCGAACCGTAAAACAGATTCAGTAAACTCGCCCTTAAGAATGCGAATGTCCCATGACTGATCATTCTCGTTGTCAGTGGCGGGAATCAACTCGTAGTCAACTCCCTCTTTCGCAGTGCCGATACCCATCATTCAACTTCCATTTCTAAGTCAAGATCAATCGATGCGCCAGCACCAATCTTGTACTGCTTTTCAATGAACGACTGGAAGTCTTCATCTTCTAGTAGTCCTTCCCAGAAAGAATACGCGAGCGTGTCTTTCTCTCTGACCTTTCCACCAACCAGTTGTCCATTAGATTTATCAACCAGTTGATACCAGCCGTTACTAGGCTTAATAACAAAACCACCAGCAAGAGCAACATCCAAAAGCCCACTATAAGACTCAATCCCACCTTCCCAAGAAACTCGGATAGGAATCTTCGACTTCTCTTTAACAAATCGAGACTTTTCGACGTTGATGATGAAGTCATAACCAGTTACCTCAGTGCCAGTTTTGTTCTGCCGACGACCGAGAATCCAGATGTTATCAGCAGAGTAGTAGATACCAGTACCACCGCCAACAATATCTTTCGGGAACAAGCCAATCTCTTTGTACGTATGATTGATCGCAAGAAGAGGAATGTTCTTCATCGTCAGATAAGGTGTTGTCATTCTGAACAAGCCCTTGAGTGCTTTTGCACGTGACATATCAGCCACAGACTTTTCGTTGATAGCGTCTTCAAGTTCTTTCTTAGACGCTAGATTACCAATAGAGTCAATCACTACGATAACTTTATCGGCTTTGTCCAGATTCTCAAGCTGGTTGATCAAATCAAACTTCAGTTCTTCGACATTAGTGATAGGCGTGTGGAGCACACGATTCACATCAATACCAAACGTTTCGAAGTAAGACTGTGGCGAACCAAACTCAGAATCATAGAACAGCATTACTGCGTCTGGGTCAGACTTCAGAAACTCAGCCGCCATTTTCAGTGCGAACGAAGTCTTGAAGTGCTTAGATGGACCAGCGAGAACAGTAAGTCCTGACGCCAGTCCACCCTTCAGACTACCAGACAGTGCGACATTCAACATAGGAACGTCAAGGGTTGTAATCTCACGCTCTTGAAAAAACTCTGACTCGGACAGCACAGAGGTGTGTGCCACTTTAGAGTTTTTCTTCAGCTTGTTCATTACTGACATATATTAGTCCTTCAGATTTTTAAAGTTAATGCACTCATCAATCAGTGGTAGTTTATCAGACAGACCCGCAAGTGCGCGTACATCGTGATTCAAAAACTCGCCAGCATATCCACGCGCTTCTTTGTAACTGACAGAATCGTCAGTCTTCGCACGAACAAATGTAGGAACCATGACACTCTTGTCTGCAATGTCAGGCGCTTGCTCCATCATGCGACGAACAATTGTTGGATTTGCATTCTTGACATCAAGAATCGTATCATACAACTGATTGAAAAAAGTTTGCTTGACTGCTTTAAAGCCAGCAAGACCTAGTTTAGCATAAATTACTTCCCAAATGCTACCAGTGGTAACAGCCGACGCAGAAAAGTGGCTCGCGTGTTGCAGAAGTTGCAATAGCGATTGTCGTGGCTTTTCTTCACCACCAATCATATGGTAGTCACTGATAAGAATGTCAGCCATGCTAGTGCAATCAGACAACTCAGGGAAGTAACAAAGCTTCGCTTGAAACACATCATAACCAAGAGTCGCAATCAAGCGATTGGTCGTTTCAATGTTCAGCGTTGATCGAATACAGATTGCGCACTCGGTCTGCTTGAACAGTTTATTAACTGCATTCAAAAAGTCTGCGTCATCGAACGTGTCGTTCTTCAACAAAGGAATCTCTTCACAGACAAACACGATGGTTGGCTTTGATTCAATCAACGCATCAACATCTGCGAACGATTCACATCGAACAAATTCGGCCGCTTTCGTATTAAACGCAACCGCTGTTGCATCTGCAAGGGTGTTCTTACCAATGACGCCTACACGAAGCGTCTGCAACATAGACTCTTCTTGACCAGTGGGCGGTGCTTGAATAACTTCACAACCCTCTTCGTCTACTCGTACGGTAGTTCCATCGGCTGCCATTTGAGGTTCGCTCAGTTTTGGCGCGATATCAGTTACATTATCACTCATCATTTGCTCCTAGTTATTGCGATAGGCATATTCGACTGCCCTATCAGCTTCTTTCTCTAGTGGTCGATTAGTATACCACATTCCATTTTCATTGTCAAATTGTCTACACAACTCTGCGATTTGTTTCGCAGTGATGGGATAGCCGTTCTTAATGGCATTACCCGCGGTAGCAACCATAATACGATACATCGTGTGATACCATCCGGTATTCGTTATTGTTTGGTACTGCATAGAAAGTTTCTTTGGCCAAAACGGGCAATCACGATAGCTGGACCAAGAAACGTTGGTGTTATCTAGTGCTTGCTTACGATGCTCAAGCACTGCTTTCTGTAACTCGGGCGGCAGACGATCTAAAAAGTTTTTACCCTCTTTCTCTTTGTAGGGATGTTTAGCCTTTAGATAGTCTGGATCAATAGGATCGCCGTGATTAGAAAACATAAAATTATGAGCGTCGAAATACTGAGCAGGAACGTAGTACATACGACTAAGATCCTTTGTCTGAGCATCGCCGATTTCACCAAGTTCTGTGTTGAGGGCATGCCAGAAGTGTCGAATTTCGTCTCGCTCGACGTTTCGTGTAAGTTCAAATACAAGTCGGAATTTAGGTGTATCGACTGTGCTACTTGCAGTAGAATAACACACAAAGTTCCAATGCCCATACCTACTATGAAGCTCATTTGTTAGTGGCTCCTCAAAAGTGACATCATCAACATCGACAGCCGCCCATCGACCCCAATACTCAACGTTGTCATTTGATCTTGTTGTACCTTCAGTATAAATTGCAGGACTAATTAGCGAAGCAGTTTTCTTCGACTCGGGTATACTAGACAAACCAGACAGCAACTCAGTAAACTCTAACCAATTATTCATGGTCATTCGTTTATGAGTCTTGTTGTCATAACGATTTTTGAACAGCGTCAGTTCTAGTTTCATTCAGAAATTATAACAAATTAAGTTGTGGGCTGTCAACCTTTACCAGTGCTAATTGATTTGTCTTACGTCTACCTTTGAACGTTTGCTCGTAGTAGAACTTTTTTATCAACTTTAGTTCGTGATGGTCTGCGAATGCATCGCGAACAGGAACCAACTCAAAGTTATCGATCAGCATAGCCTTGATGCCAAGATCGATACACATAGTCATATCATGTGATGCGGCATTATAAGTGTGTCCGCCATCTATCAGTGCGAAGTCATAATCGTAGATAGAAATTTCGTCTATCATTTGATGTGCTTTGCCAGGAATCCATCGCCACTTATTTCGATACATCTTCGATAGTTTTATAGCGGCAAGCCATCGTGCCGCAGGATTGATTCTATCGTCTGCTTTGCCGTTTCGATCTTCGTAAGGCGAGCAAGAAATCATCTTTTCAAGGTCTTTGTATATCTCAAGTTGATATGTGGTCGAATGACCAAGATGAAAACCGATCTCTAAAACTCGCTTTGGCTTGTAGAGTTTTTGTGCCCACTCAAACGCTCTAAAAACTTCTTCAGTCGGTGGCATGTAGCCCCACCCAATATCAGGAAAATCTAAGTGGTCTGTGTTCATCCAAAAAAGTCCTCAAGCGTTGCCCTTGGCTCTGCTGACCAGCCCACGGCGGCGAGAATTGGCTCAAGCGGATCAAGGAATGTTTTAACGAACATCA